AAATTTATGGAAAAGAAGCACAATCAAGACAAGCTATGGAAGAATGCGCTGAACTCATCCAAGCAATCAATAAGTGTTTACGCCATCCAAACAAAGAAGAATGCAAGAACAATTTAATTGAAGAAATATGTGACGTAGAAATCATGCTGTTTCAATTAAAAGAAATGTTCGGAATTACAAATGAAGCGGTTGAAAGTTATAAACTTTTAAAAGCTAAAAGAGAAAAAGAAAGGTTGAAAGATTATGGAAAAAAATAGGATTAAAGAAAACCAAGTGAAAACAGCAGGAGTATTTTTAGCAAGAATGCAACCAGTACATAAAGCACATTTATTCATGGTTAATAAAGCTTGTGAAGAATGCGACGAAGTATGTGTAATTTTAGGAAGCGAAAACAAAAAGGACACATTAAGAAATCCTTTTACAATTGAAAAACGTAGAGAAATGTTATTGGAATCTCTACCTAAAGAATATAGAAAAAAAATTTCAGTATATGAAATTCCGGATTGGTCTATGGAAACAAAAACAGAGGATGATAAAGTTTGGGGAAGATATTTCTATTACAACGTTGTATCAAGAATAGGCCAAAAGCATTTCAAACTTTACTATTCTGATGGCGTTGATAATCTTAATAGTTGGTTTGATGAAGAAATCAAGCAATACGTTGAATATAGACTGTTTGAAAGATCCAGTTTATTTGCAGGACTATCAGCAACAAAGATTAGACAAGCTTTTGTTGATGATAACAAAGAATATATCAAGCAATTTTGTCCGCGAGTTGTAATGGATAACTTTGATTATTTAAGAAATTACTATTTAGGAGTAGTTGACAAACCTAAAGAAGATTGGGAGATGAAATAATGAAAAACTTTGAAAAATGGGAAAAAGAACTTTTAGAAATGGCGAAAACAAATGATAATCTTTGTATTTCTAAAAAAGATAATAAGCCACATAAATGTGTTGGTATGAATTGTAGTGATTGCTTATTAAAAAGTGATACAGCACCTTGTAGAAACATGTTAGTACAATGGCTCTACGAAGAATACAAAGAGCCTATCAAGCTATCTCGTTTAGAATTTGAATTGTTGAAACGTCTTAAAGGTGAAAAGCTTGAATATCTAGCAAGGGATAAATGTAAAGTTTATGTTCATGCATATGGCACTAAACCTCAAAAAGGAAATCTCGGTTGGTATACGGAGTCAAGAGATTGCTGTTGTTTATCTTTATTTAGTAATTGTTTTAAACTCATCAAATGGGAAGATAAAGAACCTTACAAAGTCCAAGATATTCTAGATAACTGCGAGGTAGTTGATGATGAATAGGCCCAAAATAGAAGAATGTACACGTGAAATAACATCGTACGAACTAGATGGTAGCGAGACAAAACAAAAGGTCACGGATTTAAAAAAATACAGTTTCAACTTGGAAAGATATTGTGATCAGTTAGAAAATGAAATCAAATCTTTAAAAGAAAATTTTGCCGATTGCATTAAAGAAAATAAGCGATTAAAAAAATCATTCAATGAATCAATAGATATGTTAGTTTTCACACATGAAAACGGAGTTGTTGATTGCTATGAAAAATGTCCTTTTAAAGAAGAATGTCAAGCAGATGACACCATGGAAAGTCATTGTGTAAAAGCTTCAAATTGGAAAAGGTTGGTGCTTGAAAATGACTAAAACAAGAGGACAACTAATATCTATGTTCCAACATATGAAAACAATGTCTAATGATAATGCAATCAAACACATCAGGCATGAAGATATCGATACTACTTGTGGCTATCTTTTAGAAGATAAGCAAGAGATTGAAAAGTTAGAAAAAGCGCTTGATAAAGCATGTAAAGAGCTGGAAAAATGTGAAAAAGATTTTGATAAAATATATGGTACCAGCTATGCAAAAATAAAGAATAAAAAATATTGGAAAAAGAAGGTGATGGAAGATGACTAAATTTGAATTGGATTTATTAAAAGAATTCTCTGATGATGGTTGTGGTGATGATTGTTTTGATGAAATTGGTATGCTTGTTGGCATGAGGATGAGAGGCTACTTTCAAGATGCCGAAGATGATGAAACCATTGATGAATTGATAGAGAGGTATGAAGAATGTATAAGCCACCAATAGAAATAGTAATGAAAGAAGTGTTTCAAAAGATGAATGAGGATTTTGAAAATGCAGTATTTAAAGCTGTACAAAAAGTCGGCATAAATGTTGATAAAGAAGAACTCCTAAAAGCTCTAATTTATGATAGAGGACAATATGATAAAGGATATGAGGATGCGATGAATGAAATCAAGCATCCTCAACCACTTAAATTTGAAGATTTAACTCCTGGTATGTGGGTTTGGGATAATTTCTTTACAACTTTTACAAGAGTAGAAAATACATATTTATATTCTGATGATGCTCTTGCCAAAGGAACTAAAATGACAACGTTTTATTGCGATGCAGGTGTTCTAACTAAGCCCTTTGAAGAAAATAGATATTATCCAGTTCAAATTCCATGGGAAGGAAATAAAAAACAATGGGAACGTACTATAGAAAGTTGCAAACAGTAAAACATGCTTTGCAATACTATATCACTAGACCGAATGCCAATGAAAAGGATCTAGTAAGAGAAAAGAATTTATTAAAGCAAGTTGAAGAAGATATTGAATGGTATGAAGAAAGACACCGCATCAAAAAGAAAGAGGAGAGAAAATAAATGAAAAAAGTATTAATCATATTAGCAAGCGTATTTGCTTTAACTGGATGTTCAAAAGCATCTAGAGTTAATTGGAATATTAGAGAAGATGCAAACAACTTTAAAATCACAAGAAAAGTCGTTGCTCTTAATACTAGAACAAATGATCCATTATTCACTGTTGAGGGAAAGATTTCCCTTGATAGTGATGAAGATGGAGATTTAAACGTAACAATCAAAACTGGAAAAGGAAAGTACAAGCTGTTCTATGCGCATTTGTCAAATGATGTTACATACACTTGTATTCAAACAAAAGCTAAAAAAGAAAATCCTTATGCCTATGACATTCAATTCTTTCCAGCAAAAGAAGTTATTGAAAATGGTGTTATTGATATCAAATCAAGTGAGTAGGTGGTAAATAATGCAGAAGATTAAATTAGAAGCTGAAAATGATTTAGAAAAACGTTGCAAAAATTTAAAAGAACAAAATGAAGCATTGATTAGTGGATTGGATCTTGCAAATGAAACAATAAGCAATCTATACGGTTTGCTTCGAGAATACCGTCAACAAAAAGAAAAGCTTTTAAAACAAAATACAAAACTGTTAGCGATTTATACTGTAATCATCATAGCTCATATAATCACTGCAATCATTAATCAATCATATCGAAATTCACTCATGTTTTATTTTCTCTCGGTCGTAAGTATTGTGTATGGTATTGATTTATGTAGTCAAAAATTCAAAAAAGGTGATTGAAATGAATATATTAATTAAAAAGCTTAATGATTGTCAGTTGACCAATCAAGAAATCAAATACGTTATTGGTCGTTTAACGTGTGCAACCAACTTTGATAAGGAATTGCATTTGAAAGCAATTGAAAAACTTGAAATACAAAGAAAGTACCTTGAAGAAGGCAATGTAGAAATAAAAGAAGATGGTGATAAATAATGTACATTAACCCATTTTGGTGTGGAGTTGCAGCAACTATCCTTGCTGAATTGGCAGGGATAATCGCTTATGCAATTTATCAAGATCATAAAAATTAATAATTAATTATTTTGGAGGGCAAGGAATGAAATATACAGATGAAGAAAAGAAGATCATTGATGAAGTTAAAAAATATCTTAGAGAATTACGTCTAATCAACATTGAAAAATTCTCTTTAACATTTGAAATTGAGGATATTCCAAGCCCTCAATCAATTAAATACAGTGATGAAGCTCCTGGAGGCTTTTCAAAACCTAAAGGAGAACAAATCACTTCAAATATGTTGCGCAGGGAGCTTCTAACAAAGCGTCTAGAGCTCTTTAATAAGGAACTTGATAAATTTATGCCGTTAGTATATTTACTCAACGCAGGGCATAGAAACATCATTAGAACGTATGTATGTTCAAGAGGGTACAATGAAATGATTGACACATTAGAAGAATCGTTTTGTATCAGCAAATCAACTTACAAAAGAGAGTTTCCAAAAGCATGTTTAGAATTATCCAAATATCTTGACATGGAACACCGCCCATCACTCGAAAAATTGAATAATACCTTTTATGAAAGTATCAAGAATGAATAGTAATTTCATTCTTTTTCTTTGCTTTTTTATCACAAATGATAATTTTTTATTAAAAGTGGACCCATTTTGGACCCAAACTGAACCCAAAGTGAGCCCTAATTGGACCCAAAGTGGACCTAGATTGAACCCTTATTTCCATGCTATTATGCTATTGTGGTTTTTAAAGAAATGAAACAATCCCATTTAATTATAAAATCACAGTTCAGACATATAGGTTAAACCCCTTGCAAAAAAGTTCCTTACGGGAGCTTTTTTCTTTTGCAAAGAACAACGTCGCAGTTTTAACTGCTGTTTATATAAATAAAAAAACGGAGGTGGTGACATGATTTGGAAAAACACGAGTTAGCGTTTGAAGACTATAAAAACGGCATGAAGCAAAAAGAAATCGCTAAAAAATATGGTACGACAATCAACACCGTCAAGTCATGGTCACGCCGTTACGAGTGGTCAAAAAAGAAGAAAAAGGGTGCACCCCAAAATAAAAGTGTGCACACCAAAAAAGAATGCAAAAAAATAGCTGAAGAAATAGTAGAAACAAGTGAGCTGGATGAAGAACATCAGCTCTTTTGTATTTATTATTTGAAATATCACAATAAAGTCAAAGCATATCAAAAAGTAAAGCCAAATACTCCATACAACAGTGCTTGTGTGATGGCTTCAAGGTGGTCTAAACAGCCGGCAGTAATAGAAGAAATAAATCGTTTAAAAAAAGAATTGTATGAAGATGCTCTTCTTGATCCACAAGATATTGTTCAAAAATATATTGATATTGCCTTTGCTGATTTGAATGATTATTTGGAATATGGCCGAGAGGAAGTACCAGTAATTATCAAAAATCCTGATACAGGCGAGGATGAAGTTCTAAAGCAAACTGTCAATATGGTTAAATTCAAAGAATCAGCCTTTGCTGATGGAACTATTCTAAGTGAAGTCAAGCAGGGTCGAAATGGAGCGAGTATCAAATTGGCGGATAGAATGAAAGCTTTGGATTGGTTATCAAAACACATGAATATCACTACTGAAGAACAAAAACTCAAAATTGAAGTATTGAAAAAGCAATTGAATACGAATGATCAAGAAGATGATGGAGTTGAAATCATAAATGATGCACCAATTTAAGAAAAAACAGGTTCGTATTTCAGATATTGTCATTCCAAAGTTCTTGACTTGCTTCAATGATATTTCACATGTTCATAAAATTATGGACAGTGGCCGTGCTGGAACAAAATCAAGTTATGCTGCTATTCATGGAATTTATAAGATTGTAAGCGAAGATGAATGTTCGGTAATAGTCATGAGAAAGTTTCACAATAAGCTTTCTAAGACTGTCTACAATGAATTTAAACGAGCAATCAAACGTCTAGGATTGAAGAAAAAACAGTTTAAGATAACAAAGAATCCAATGAAGATTACATATCTTAAAAATGGTAATTCGGTTTATTTTACAGGGAACGACTCTATCGATGATACAAAAGGGATCATTGATGAAGAAAAGCCTATCAAACTTGTTATTTTAGATGAGCTGACCGAGTTTTTTGAACGTGGCCAAGGAGAAGATGAAATATCCAACATAGAAGCGACATTCGTACGTGGTAATGATGATGAATTCTGTATGGAGTATTATTTCAACCCTCCTAAAAATCCTAACGCATCCATTTTTAAATGGGTCAAAAAGATGGAAAAACGTAGTGACTGCATTCATATCCATGTTGATTATAGAGATGTTCCAGAAAAGTGGCTTGGTAAAAAGCTTATTCAATCAGCAATGGAAATGAAAAAAGTCGATGAAAGAATGTACAACTGGATTTGGCTGGGGATATCAATCGGACTGGATGAAATCATTTATTACATGTTTGATAAAGATAAACATGTTTTGGATAGAAATCTTACCAATGATGAAATCAACGGAATTACAAGAATTGATGCATCTTGTGATTATGGCCAAATGAATGCAACAGTATTTGAGTTTTGGGGACTCAACCCTACACAGAAAATCATTTTTGGACTTGATGAATTCTATCATTCGGGTCGTGAAAGTGGTAAACAGCTGACACCAAGTGAATATGCATTCAAGTTCAAGAAGATGTGTGAAAAAATCAAGAAAGAATATGGCCAATATCCGCAAAGTCTTTATATTGACCCTAGTGCAAGAGGACTTGCTGAAGAAATCAAAAGAGCTTGTCCATTCATCAAAATAAGAGGTGCTCAAAATGATGTCAAATTAGGGATTTCAAGAGTCCAAAAAGCAATAGCATTTCAAAAAGTACTGTTCAGTACACGTCAGGAAATGCTTTTGAATGAAATCGTTATTTACAGCTATGATAAAAAAAGCATTGAAAGTGGCATTGAAAAACCGGTAAAAGATGATGATCACTGCATGGATGCATTGAGATATTACATCATGGGCATTTGGAAATATATTAAAAGATATCTTCCTGATGTTGAGAAGAATGAAGGTGGTGAGGATGATTAGTGTTTACAGCAATAAAAAGATTTCTAGAAAGGATTAAGAATAGAATGTTTGCAACAAAAGATATAAATAAATTTTTCGATATCGATATTGCAATGTCGAATGACATGGTCGATTCAATTGATTTATGGAATAAGATTTTAGAAAACAAACAGCCTTGGCTTGATAATGAAAAAGGTGTTAAATCATTGGCATTGGCTCAAGGAATTGGTGAAGAGCTTTCTAAAACATCAACAAGAGAATTGATATCAAAAGTTATATCGAATGATTTTGTCAATCAGGAATATCAAGAGTTTATTAAGGATATGAATGAAAATCTTCAATGGGCTTTAGGTGAAGGTGGTGTTGTTTTCAAACCATATGTAAGTGACAATCAAATATTTGTTGATGTTGTACATGCTGATAAGTTTTTTCCTGTTACATTTAATGGAAGAAAGAAAATTACTGCAGGTATTTTTGTAGAACAAATTTTCAAAGGCAAAAACGTATATACTCGATTAGAATATCAAAAGTATGAAAATGGAGTAAATACATTTGAAAACTATGCTTTTATGAAAAGAGATTATTCTCAAGGAAACTATAACTTTTATACTGATTTTGGCAATCAAATTCCATTGGATACTATTCCAGAGTGGAAAGATTTAGAGGAACATTTTGAGATTGGTGGCGTTGACAGACCGCTTTTTTCTTACTTCAAAACACCAGTCATCAATACAATTGATAAGATGTCCCCGCTCGGTGTACCTTGTTATGTCAAAGCAATCAATTTGATTAAAGATGCAGAGGAACAATACAGCAGATACATTTGGGAATTCGTTGGTGGCGAAATGGCAGTTGAAGCATCAAGTGATGCATTTGAAATTGATTCACGTACCAATGAACCAAAACTTCCTGAAGGAAAGAAAAGATTGTACAGAACATACGATATCGATAATCCTTCAGGACAAACAACTAATATCAATGAATTAATCAAAGTACATGCACCTCAATTAAGAGATGCCAACTACGCTGCAGGATTTAATGATATTCTAAAGAGAATTGAATTTGAATGTGGTTTATCATATGGAGATTTAAGTGATCCACAACAAGTCGATAAAACTGCGGAAGAAATCAAGTCATCCAAACAAAGAAAATATGATACTGTTTCAGCTATTCAAGACAGTTTGAATACTGTACTTGAAGATATAGCATATGCAATGAATGTTTATGCTATCGGAATGGGCAAATCAAAGTCTATGGAATGTGTTGTTGAAACTGATTGGGGAGACAGTATCTTGACCGATACTGAAAAACAAAGAAATATCGACCTTCAAGAAGTCAATGCTGGTTTGATGCCTGAATGGAAATACAAAGTCAAATGGCAAGGCATGAGTGAAGAAGAAGCAAAAAGAGAAGTTGCTGAAAATTCTGATGAAGGCATTGAATATGATGATGAAGATGACGATACAGAAGAGGATGTAAATGTTAACTGATAAATTTTTAGAAGAGTCGGGTGATGATGTCTCAAATGACTTCAGCACATTGGAAACTCTTCTTTTAATTTGGATGGGTTTGCGTTTAAGAAATCTTGCATCTTTAGAAGATATCGAAGAAGAGTATCCAAAATGGAAAAATAAAGCAAGTAGAGAGTTTTTTGAATATTCGGGTACTGAATTCCAAAAGGTCAAGAAATCGTCTCAAAACAAAGTAAAATCGGCTATCAAAAATGGAATAGCAATGACAGTCAGCAATATTTTTTCGAGATTGAAAAATACTGATGCTCAAACTTCTAAAAAAGACATGTTGAACAGGTCAAACAAGAATTTGAACAAAGGTATCAAGGATACTCAAGGTGAAATCAAAAACCTTTGCAACATTTCAAGAAAGTGCACCAACAAGCAGTTTATAAAGGCGTGTGATGAAGCATACTCTAAAATCGTTGCAGGAAACAATGCTGATAAAGCTATTGAATCATCAATCAGAAAACTTTCTCAAAAAGGTATCGAAGTAGTTGGTTATACTGATCATACAACTTCAATGGATGCTGCAGTTAAAAGAGCAGTTACAAGTGGTGTCAATCAAACGTCTTTGAAATTTAAAATGGATAACTGCAAAGAGTTGGGCATTAACATTGTAAAGACTTCAAGTCATGGAGGTGCTCGACCATCCCATCAGGAATGGCAAGGTAAATTATTTTATCTTCATACTCCTGTAAAAGGTCTACAGAACTTTAAAAAGGCAACGGGATATGGCCGTGTTGATGGCCTAGGTGGAGCAAACTGTAGGCATTCTTTTTATGAGGTTACTGATTATGAGTATAAGAACAATCTAGTCGATACCGAAGAATTTGACAAGAACAGGAATGATGATCAATACGAGCTGGAACAAAAGCAAAGATATTATGAGCGTCAGATTCGTTCTTGGAAGAAAAGGAAGAATATTCTTGATGAATGCGGTGTAGATTCCACCAAAGAAGCTAAAAAGATTAGAGAATGGCAAGATAAACGTTCTCAATTTATTAAAGAAAGCAATATCCAATTCAAGAAAGAACATGGTATTGATAACGTTCTTAAAAAGGCTTATCCAAGAGAGAAAGTATTTAACAATAGCAAGTTATCAAACAAAAAAGGCAGTAAATTATACCATGACGACGAATGGCTACCATTCAATTTTAAACCTAAAAAGGAAGATAAACCTAAAATAAAAATGATTACCAATTCAGATGAATTTGTTGAAAAAATGATGAAAAAAGTGACCATCGAAAGCGATAATGATGATTTTAAAGAAGGAATAAAAAAAGAAATTAAAATCATGCATGAAGAAGCTACAAAATTCTTGATAAATAAGAAAATTCCTATTAAACAATCAGATACAGAAACAGCATATGATAGTAGCGTGAATACTATCTTTGTAGCTCAAAAACATTTAAAGCCTGGTACCTTAGCGCATGAAGTAGGTCATGCTTTGGTTGATAAAAACAATTTATATGAAAATGAAGAATTGGCAATAATCATGAAAAATGTTGTTGCTAACGCTAAATATGTAGTTAAAAAGAAAGATGATGAATACTTCATCTATTTACATTCAGATAAATTTGTTCGTAATTATCAGGGTAAAACATATATAAATGTTACAAAAAAATACAAGAATCTAAAAAAAGGTGAACATTTAAAAATTGGTGCTTTTGATTATAGAAAATTAGAAGAATATGTCAGTGTTGGCTATGAAACTTTTGTAAGCAATCCTCAATTGTTATATGATAAAGATAAAGAATTGTATGATTTCTTTAAGAAAGGTGGATTGTTCAATGAGGTCACAAAAGGAAAAAAATAAGGAAATAGAAATTGAAATTGAAGGTAATCTCGAAGATTTATTGACTGAAGAAGAATTAAAACAGCTTGAGGAAGATGAATATTTAGATGGAGGACCAGGATACATTCCTACCTGGTCAAGTTGCTATAAACCAAAAGAAAAGAAATAACATATTAAAGCAAGAAAGGGATGAAATAGAATGTCTGCAATTATAAAGTATCCAGAAGAAATTCAAAAATGCTTAGATATTTATGAGCCTTATGCCATTCAAATTTATGAAGGAAAATTAGAAGGCGTCCCTCAAGAAGCAATTGATGCGTACAACAAAGCAAAAAAATGGTTTTGGGAACAAAAACAGTAAAAATAAGTCAACGAAAGTTGGCTTTTTCTTTTGCTCAAAATCAGGAGATATGATATGAAAACTGTAATCAAAGTATTGTTCATTCTTTTAATTGCTTTAAAACTTATTGATCTATTCATTTGTGGGTTATGGAAAATTCTTATCCCACTTTTTATTTTCAGCTTAATTATGGTTATTGCTTTTGTTTTAGAAATATTTTAGTAAAAAAGGAGAAAACAAATGGGTTCAGATGAATTTTTAGATTTATGTAAAAAAGTAGTCAGAGAGTACACAGAAGAACATCTTGATAAAACGGATGGCAAAGTTGATTTTGATGTTTATGCTGTTTGGAGTTGCAAAGCGTTACAAAATAGTAAAGCATTAGCATCAACATCTCTTTCGGATGGAATGTACTATGAATTAACTTACAACGGAGATAAGAAAGAACTTTATTTAGATGCTTATAAGAAATTTGAAAATAGATGCATCAAGCTAGGAGGAGAATAGCAATGAAATTTAAAAGAGCGTTTAAACTTATGTATAACGGAGAAAAAATCAAGCTCCCATCTTGGGGTGGCTATTGGTATTGGGATGATGAAAAGAAAACAGTAATCATGCATACTAAAGAAGGCAAAGAAATGGATATTAGAGAAACTGAAAGAGTTATCTATACTTTATCAAATATTCTTGATGATGGATGGATTCTTGCTGATGAAGAAAACTGCCCAGAATTAGGTGGAGAGGCTACATTTGGCTTTGATGAAGCAATCAAATATCTAAAAAGAGGGATGAAACTTGCTAGAAAAGGTTGGAACGGTAAAGGAATTTTTATCCATTTATGTGAAACAGATGCAACAACAAATCCTTTTGTTTGTATAGATTCATCTAATTTACAAACTGATAATCTAGATGCAAAGAAAAATATTGTACCTTGGGCACCATCACAAACAGATATGTTAGCGGATGACTGGGTATTTTTTGAATAGGAGGATGTTATAAATGAAACTATTCATTAGTCAACCAATGGCAGGAAAAACGGATAAAGAAATCCTAGATGAAAGAGAAAGGGTGCTATGCAATGTAAAAGAATTATTTCCTGATAAAGAAATTGAAGTGATTGATTCATTCTTTGATGGTGAACCAAAAACGCCTCTTTGGTGTCTAGGAGAATCCATCAAGCTTTTAGGTCAAGCTGACATTGCTTATTTCTGCAAGGATTGGGAAAAGTATCGAGGATGCTGTATCGAACATGAATGTTGTGTTAGATACTCAATTAAACATGTAGAGGAGTAGGGGGAAGAATAGAATGAATACAGTATATACATTTAGTAATGGTGTTCATGTTGATTCTTCAACAATTGAAAAAATAAAAAAAGCTTATTTTGAAATAGTAAAAAAAGAGCTTCCAGAAGAAGCTCTTAATTTCGAAGTCAATGATTTTATTCTTGAAGAAATCAAAACACAAATTAAAAACAAAAAGATTTGCTTATAAGTGTTTGATATAAAAAAACTTGACTGCTTAATTTTGAGCCGTCCAATATTTCAACGTATTTTCTAATTTTTGATAGTAAATCTTTATGTTTGATTTCATTTATAGTTAGTGCTATTGAAACAGTATGAAAAGGTATAAAACAATATAACACCAATTAAATTGGTTGTTAACCGCATTTTTACGTGATAGAATACTTATGAAAAGAGTAGAATAAATATGTGGAGGTGGGATTATGACTTATCAAGCATTACCTGTTAGCTTTTTCGAAAATCTTAAAACACAAAAAAACGCTAAAGTTGATAATGATGAAGTTGTTCCATTTCAATTTAGCGAAAAAGTGTTAAAAGGAGAAAGTAAAGTAAAAGCTACTTTACCAAAGAAAAAGAAATGTGCAGAGTAGGAGATATTATTTTAATTAGAAAATATATTGGAGAAGATGGCACACGTCAAAGAAATCATCCTTTCATTGTATTGAATGACAGTGAAGGTAAAATTGAAGGTTTGCCATTTGATCTAACATGTTCAGTCATGTCTTCTTTTAAAAACGAAGAGCATCGAAAGAAGAAACTTTCAATGAAGCAAAATTTAGAAATTACTGTTGAAGATGGGGTTAAGAAAGATGGCTTTATTAAAGCTAATCAAATTCATTATTTCCAAAAAGATAAACTTGATTATATTGTAGTTGGTTCGGTAACTCCTGAATTATTTGCTGAACTTATGAAATTAATTGAAGAACTTTTTAAGGATGAAGAAATATTGGTAAATACTTCTAATCTTTAGAAATTATCAAGCCACGAATAAGTGGCTTTTTATTTTGGATGAAAAGATATGAAAGAGTATGAATTGGAATAAAAAATAAAAAAGCTCCTACTCATTTGAGTTAGAGCTTGTCATCATCGTAAATGATTTCAATATCTTTATATCGTTCAATAAGCGAATTTACAACAGTATCGTAAGTTTCTTCATCTATGGTTTTGTCATCGTAAATTTCTTTAACTTTACGCCAGCGATTTAGAAAATCATTAACAATCGTATTTCCTGGTTCAAGATAGTGCTGTGATACATCGTTTTTGTAAACATTATTAGAATCTTCGATTATTGAAAATTTGACACTTTTACATAGTTTAACAATAGTTTTGAATACATCACTATACGAATCAAAATTTTCAATATTTTTTAGATTGGTTCTACCACATAACCAATCCATAGATATATCACATTTTTCGGCGATATTGTACAGTGTATCAGTATTAGGCATTTTAAGTCCTTGCTCATAGGTAGACAATGTAGCTTGAGTTACTCCAATCAATTTGCCAAATTCTTTTTGGGTCATCATTTTATCACGACGAATGGTTTTGATATTTTTTGATATTATTGAATTATCCATATATTAAACCCTCCTTGTGTATATTATATATACTTTTTAAATAAATGTCATTTAATATGTTTAAATTATATATTTATACTTTACACTATATATTTATTTTGATAATATATATTTTGAAAGGAGGGACAGCTATGAAAAACTTAATACTTAAAATCGATGAAGAGTTACATAAGCAAATAAAAATTCGTGCAAGCGAAAATGGTCAAACCATAAAAGGCTATATAACCACATTGATAAAAAGAGATTTAGGTATAAAAAAAGACATTCGCAAATAGTTTTGACCGACTAACGAATGTCACCTAATCAAGGCACTAATAGTATAACATTTAGTGCCTCTAATTTCAAATGAACAGAGGTATTGTGCTATAAATTTATAAATATCTCTTGACTTTATGAGTTCCGTTTAATACAATGAGTTTGTGGAACTCAATAAGAAAGGAGCTGAAACCATGAGTCCAAGAACTGGACGACCTAAGATTGATAATCCAAAAAGCAATGATATAAAGGTTCGAGTTGATGATAAGACTATAAAGTCTTTAGATGAATATTGTAAAGCAAACAATGAAACTAGAGCCGGTGTCGTTAGAAAAGCGATTAATCAATTTTTAGGAATTGAATAAAAAATGGAACGTCCTAACCCTGAGAAAGTTAACGTTCCATACCCACAATGAAGAGGCGTTTAGATTATAGCACTAAATACCTCTAAACTCAAATTTCAAATAAGGGAAAATGGAGGATTTTTTATGTTAGAACAATTAGACAATTTGTTTGAAATGTTATCAGAAATTGAAAACAAATTAACTGACTTAGAAAGAATTAATTCAATGGTCATTGTTACATGTGATGCATGTGAAAACGGGAATGATATTAAATATGATGTTTCAAATGTCATGATGTTAATTGAAGACCAAATTGACATGGTAGAAGAAACTATTAGATCAAATGTTTCAAAGTGTAATGCTTTAACAAGAAATATTCAAGAAACAATAAAAAAAGGAGATTGTCAATATGGAAGAATTAATGGATAATGAATTGATTAACACATCAGCAATTGAAACAATTGATAGTAGAGAAGTCGCTGAAATGGTTGGTATTCAACATAAGGACTTATTGAAAAAAGTCCGTAATTATCAACAAATTTTAGAAAGCGCAAAATTGCGCCCTCAGGATTTCTTTATTCCAAGCACTTATAAAGTTGAAAATAACAACAAAACTTATGAATGCTATCTCCTAACCAAGAAAGGTTGTGAAATGGTAGCAAACAAATTGACTGGTGAAAAAGGTGTAATTTTCACTGCTAAGTATGTTAATCGTTTTGCTGAAATGGAACAAAAAATCAAACTTCCAAAAACTGATAGAGAAATCTTGTTCTTGAGTGTTAAGGTTCAAGAAGAGACAGCTCAAAGGGTTGATGTTCTTGAAGAAAAGGTATCTGATTTAGAAAAATCAACAACGATTGACAGTTCACAACAATATACGCTTGAAAGAATTGCTAAAACAACTGTAATTAGTGCACTAGGCGGTATTGATTCAAGAGCTTACCAATTAATGAGCAGAAAGATTTTTAGTAATATCTGGAGAGACTATAAAAAGTATTTCAAATTAGGCTCATATCGAGATACCCTAAAGACTGATTATGAAAATGCTAAAAATTATTTGGAATCATGGTCTCCCGAAGTCAATACAAGCTTGAAAATCAAAGAATATAACAGTCAGTTGGCAATGAATTTAGATTATAATAATTAAATATGAATATAAAGCGAGTTTAAAAGACTCGCTTTTTCTATACGCAATTTTGGAAGAAAGGAGGTGTTTTTCAATGGCTGAAGGATTAAGACCACATCATCATCAAGAATTTGAATATCACACCATTCAATACTTCGATAAGAAAAGACACGTTATTGTTAAGAAGATACAGTATATGTGTATGATTTGCGGTCGTGTTCGTCATGAAAAATACGATTGCTATGTACCGCCACCTAAACCAAAAACAAAAGCACTAGAGAGAAATAAAAGGAAATACGGCAATAGAAGCTGATATTTTCTTTTTTTGTACCCAAAAACTGAAAACAACATAGTAAGACATGAATAAAACAAAATTTTTGAGGTGGGCAACTCGTAAAACTGCAACCGCACAGGCTGATGCAACCAGCGTACTAAAGCGTAGTGAATGAAAGGATCTTATGAAAAGAGAATTTTTAAAAAATTTAGGATTAACAGATGAACAAGTTAATCAAATCATGACTGAAAACGGTAATGACATTGAAAAATACCGCAAAGAAGTCGAATCAAAAACAAAAGAGCTAGAAACATTGAACACAAAATATGAATCAGCTCAAAACTCCTTGAATGATGCAAACAAGCAAATCAAATCATACAAGGATATGGATATTGAAGGCATCAAGAATTCAGCTGCTGAATGGGAAAAGAAATATAAAGATGAAACTGCAGAATTGAACAATAAATTGACTCAACAAGAAAGAGACTTTGCTACCAATTCATACTTTGCAGGAATGAACTTTACTTCTGAAAGTGCCAAACGTGGAATCATTTCTCAATTCAAGGAACAAAACTTTGAATTGAAAGACGGCAAATTCATTGGAGCGGATGAATATATCAATGGTTTAAAAGAATCGGATGCAGGAGCATTCGTTGTTGAAAAAACTAAAGATGAACCTTCATTACCAACATTTACAAAAGGTACTGCTTCTAAAGGAGCACCTGGAGGAGAAAACAATGCAAATGCATTCGGTTTCCATTTTGCAGGTGTTAGAGCAATGCCAAAAGAATAACAGATCAGGAGGAAATTAAATATGGCAGCAGTAAACTATGCACATGCATATCAACAAGCGTTAGAACAAGCTTGGCCTTATGCGCTTTATTTCGGAGATTTATTCAATACTCCAAATAACCAAAAATATAGATGGGTCAATGCAAGAACAATTGAAATCCCAACATTAGAAACAACAGGACGTGTAGATTCTAACAGAGATACAATTGCTACTGCATCTAGAAACTACAACAATAAATGGACTCCATTAACTTTACAAAATGAAAGAAAATGGTCTACATTGGTACATCCACAAGATATCGACCAAACAAATATGGTTGCTTCAATTGGTAACATCACTGAAGTATTCAACCAAGAACAAAAATTTCCTGAAATGGATGTATATTGTATTTCAAAAATCTACGCTGAATATCAACAATTAAGCCAAACACCAATTAATGATGATATTACTGTGGATAACATCCTAGAAGTATTCGATAAAATGATGCTTGAAATGGATGAAGACGGTACGCCTCCAACAGGTAGAATCTTATATATTACACCAACTGAAAATGCAAAATTAAAAAGAGCAAAAGAAATTGCTAGAACAGTTATTATTGGTGATGCAGAAAATAAATTAAACAGAACTATTGCTAACTTAGACTTAGTAAAAATCGTACCTGTTCCATCAAAATACATGAAAACTGTTTATGACTTTACACAAGGATTTAAAGCTGGTGCATCAGCAAAACAAATTAGAATGTGCTTAATTCATCCATTAGCAGTCATTACACCTGTTAATTATGAATTTGCTAAATTAGATGAACCATCTGCAATGTCCGAAGGAAAATGGGTCTATTATGAAGAATCTCATGAAGATGTATTTGTTTTAGCAAGAAAAGTAAAAGCTATTCAATTTGCTGTTGAAAAATAAAAAAAGAGGAGGATGATCTATGTCACAAGTAAGAAAAGGAAATAGAATCCTTACAATTGAACCGCACAAAGTTGATGACTACATTGCTCGTGGTTATGATCACATTGACGAAGATTCTGGTGAAGTCATTAAAAAGGGTGACCCAGTTTCTTTAGCGGATTTTAAAAGAGAATATTCATCTTTAAAAGCACAAGTAAAAGAAAAAGATGCAAGAATCGTGGAATTAGAAGCACAAAATGCTGAATTGACAACAAAAGTCGAAGAATTAGAAGCAAATGCTAAAACTCCAGCAAAAGCATCTAAAACTAAGAAAGATACAGCAGAAGAATAGTATGAAGGTTTCTTATGAATATTACGTAGATACATTCAAAGGAAAAATATGTCAGCCTGAATTTGAGGACCTTGTTGAACCTGTAATTGATTTAGTCAAGGGTTACGCTGAACAATTCATTGCACCATGGGCATTAGAGAAAAATATCGATTATTACTGTTTGGAGCTTAAACGAGCAGTATGCTATCAAATCGATTATCTTCAAGCAAATGGTGGTTTGAACGCTCTAAATGGCACAAGCGATTTAGATTTACAAAGTGTATCGAAAGACGGTTTCAATTATAGTTATGGTGATAGGGGCAACAAATTCAATGGTATTCCTTTTTCATCCGTCTCAGCTTATATGATTAAAAGTGAATTGAGAAGAAAAGGCCTTATGTGCAGGGTGGCCAAACGATATGATTAGCTCTCCTCGTATTTTAAGACCTTTTACTGTTACTTTGATTCATAAAGTTGATGAAGATACTTTTATTCCATATGTTCTTGAAAACGTTGGATTTGATGAAAACTATGGCATTACACAATCAAACAAGGGTATTTCTGATGCGGACAGTGTTCTTTTAACGATTGATTTGAGTGACTGTGGTGGGCTGATATTTGTTGATCAACACGGTTACAGGTCAAAAAAGAATACTTTTACGATTGGGAATGAAGATTATTTTGTCTTGGATGTGGTAAAAGAAACGGACTATGATGAATTAAAAAAGACAACCAATGTCTATTCAATCAATAAATATGCCTGTTATCGCCCACCAGGAACGAAAGAAATCCAGTTTATTGAGGTGTATGCTTCTTGAAAATTTTTGTTGATGTTGACTTTTCTCAAGTGAAAAAAGATTTAGAAGGAACTAAGGAAAAAGCCTATCAGACTCTTAAAAATTCTGTAATAAGAGATACTGATCCTTACGTTCCTTTTTCCAATCTACATCATACGCATTTGAGAGAAACGCCTGATATTGGAGATAATGCCAAAGAGAAAAAACAAGTCATTTACGATACTGATTATGCGCAACATGTGTATAAAGGTACAGGGATGAACTTTGACAAGTCACGTCATCCAAAGGCAACGGCCAAATGGTTTGAAAAATCAAAGAAAGCAAACATCAAGAAATGGATCAAAAGTGTAGAGGACGTGTTTAGAAATGGAAAATAAATCAAATAAAAAACTGACATATGAAGAATACAACAGGGTATTGGATTGTATCTATGACTTTTGCAAGAAGTTGGATATTCAAAATGTACAAAAAAATATGTGGAAATTAGATTTCTTTACTTCCAGCAAGGATGACCAAATCATGGTTCAAAGAATATCTAATCGTGCTGAAAAAATAAATGAAAACATTATAGGAGGCTATACTGCTGTATTGCCTTTTTATATTAACTTTCAATCAGGTGCTAAAACAGAAAAGAGTGTCAAGAAAATTACGGATGTTCTAGATGATTTAGCAAACCAATTTGAAATGGAAACAATGAATAAATTTGAAAACATTGTTTTTCCTGAAGATATAGTTCCACAGAAATTAGAAATGATTGCCAATCCTGGTGTTGAAACCTATGACAATGGCATCGCTAATTTTTCAGCACTTTATCAATTAACTTACTACAAGAAAGGAGCTTTTGAATAATGGCACAAACATTAAGAAATACTGTAGTAAACCGTCATGAAAACCTACACTATGTCAAATTCGATGGTGTATCAAAGCCTGTATTGGCTGGTACTGGTTTAACGGATTGGACACAAGCTGTAGATCCTTCAACAGATGACGGACAATATATCAATGAAAAGACTTCTCACTCAAACATGATGGCATACACACCATCGGTTTCATATTCAGGTGAATTGATTCCTGGCAATGAGTTTGTTCGTCATATCTATGAAGTTGGTAAAAAAGAAATTATTGGTTCCATGTTTGATGAATATGAAATTGAAACATGGGCACCTGTTGAAGGTTCAACTGGATGTTTTGCAGCACATCACAGACAATATGAAATTCAACCATCTAATCCTGGTTCTGGTGAAGGTGGAGGAAAAATTGCATTGGAAGGAACTTTTGCTCAAAAAGGTGCTTCAGAACATGGCCAATACAATGTGGCCACTGGTGAATTTACTGCAGGTGAATATGACTACACAACTGGTAAATTTACAGCTGCTTCACCTCAATCAGGTGCGTCATCAACACCAGCAAACAAATAGAAATCAAATAGGAAAGGGATTGTTACTATGCTAGAAATCAAGATTCAAGAGAATTTATTCGATGTAAAAATTAAAGATCGTATTTTCAGTATCGATGCTGACAATATCGATAATCATTTGCTGATTGACAAGTTCATCAAAAAATACAGAGGCAATCGTACAATTGACGATACCTTTATTGAAGACTGTCAAGTCGTCATTGATGAATTGCTAGGAAAAGGATCATACGATTATCTTTTTGATAAAGATGATTTAAAGCCTTACTATGTAATCCTAGCTCTTGCGGAAGAAATTCAAGCCAAGTTTGATGAACACGCTACGACTGAACGCCAAAAAGAAAAGCAAGACAGAATCAAAAATGAGCTTGACAGTTTAAACTCACTTACAAAGGAATTTGGAAACCTTCAAAAGCAAATGGATTACACAAAAAACAAATACGGGTTAAAAGATTATGTTAATTCTAGACAAAAGAGATCTTCAAAAAACAATAAGAATAGAAAATCAAGAAATAGAAATAAGAACTGATTTTAGAACGTGGATTCAATTCTCTTGTATCGTTTCTGACAAGTATATTGATGAAAATTATAAAATCCCTATGCTGTTTGATTTGGTGATTCCAAACTATGAATTATATATGGAAAGTATCGATTCATTGGAATTACTGAAAGGAATTCTTAATTTTTACAAGTGTAATAAACCGGATAAACCTGAGAAGAAACCTAATAAAAAAGTTGGGTTTCTTTTTGATTATGATATGGACCTCATCTTTGCTGCGTTTATGCAACAGTATGGCATAAATCTATTGAGAACCAATATGCATTGGTGGGAATTCAAAGCATTACTTAATGGATTGAATGACGACACCAAGTTCGTTCAGGTCGTTGGATATAGAACTGCGGATCTATCAAAAATCAAGGACAAGAAGGAACGTGCAAGAATGAAAGAACTTCAAGATTACTATGCTATTCAAGAACAGGGAGACCCATTCCAAAGAACTCAGGAAGAAATCGAAGCGGAATTGTTTGAATCGTTAGGAATTCCAAAAGAATAAATTAAAGGCAGGTGGTATGATGGCAGATGGTAAAGTTGTTATTGACTTAGAAATCAACGATAAAAACGTTGATAAGAAACTCAATACAGCTGACAAAAAAGTAGATAAATTTGCTAAAGATGTATCACAAAAAGAAGCTAAACCTGATGTTGATGCTGATACTAAAAAACTGGAAAAGAAACTTGATGAAGCATCAAACGAGGTTGAAAGCTTTTCAAAAGAAGCTACTGACAATGCAAAAGTTGAAGGTAGCGCAAAAATGGACACTTCCAATTTTGAAAAGAGTGCCCAGACAGTAAAATCAGAAGCATCTGCAGTTGAAAAAGCTATAGATGTCGATGGTAAAGTTGATGTTGAAGATAAAGCATCATCTAAATTAGATAGCGTAAAGAAAAAAGCGGATGATTTTTCAAATGAAAATATCAAATTCCCTAAAATAGACCCTCCTGACACCGATGGTTTTGAAGAAGCGCTTCAAGAAATGGAAGACAAAGTCAAATCATTCGGTGCAAAGATTGCAGGATATCTAGCAATAGGAGAAGCAATTAAACAAGGAACTGAAATTGGAAAAGAAGTCTATGAAGACTTTGAAGATTCAGTTGCTCGTGTCAAAGGCGCTCTAGGAGAAACAGATGACCAAGCGAGACAGATTGCACAGGTCATCAAGGATGTTTATGAAGCCGGTCTCGGTGAAAGTATGGATCGAGTTGCTGAAGCGGTCGTTCGTATCAAGCGCAATCTAGGAGATATGGATGATGGAACCCTTAATTCCATCACACAACAAGCAATCATTCTTGAAGATACATTCGATGTAGACATGAATGAAACCTTGCGTGGTGTCAAAGGATTGATGAAAAACTTTGGCTTGACCGCACAAGAAGCAATGGATTATATTGTCGCAGGAACTCAAGAAGGGTTGGATTGGACTGATGAACTAGGAGATAACATTTCAGAGTATTCAGGAAAGTTCTCTCAAGCGGGATATTCAGCAAGTGAATATTTCCAATTATTGAAAAATGGCTCCGATAGTGGAGCGTATAATCTCGATAAGGTAAATGATGCCATCAATGAAGTAACTACTCGTTTAGCTGATGGAACTATTGAGGGTGCTCTAGGTTCATTTTCAAGCGAAACACAAAAGACATTCAAAGCATGGCAGGATGGAAAAGCCACTCAAAAGGATGTTATCGACAGTATCGTAAGTGACATTACTAAATGTGATGATCAACAAAAAGCATTGACAATGTCAGCTACTGCTTTCGGAACGATGGGAGAAGATGCTAACCTTACATTTGCAAAAGCGTTAAATAGTGTTGGTACTACATTTGATGATGTAAAAGGAAAAGGAGAAGCTTTTTCTGATGAAACAACGACTCCAATGCAAGAATTGGAATCAAAAGTTAGAAAGGTCAAAGATCAGCTTCAGCCTTTAGGAGATTTATTCTATGATGTAGCAGGAGTTGCACTTGATAACTTTACACCATTATCAGCTGTTATTCTTACTGTAGCAACAGCACTTGCTACTTACAAAGGAATAGTTCTTCTCACCGAAGGAGTAACTAAGGGATTAGCATTAGCGCAGAAACTATTAAATGGCGAAATGACGTTTAATCCAATCGGCCTAATTGTAGCAGCTATTGCTGCCTTGGTAGCTGGATTCATTTATTTATGGAATACAAGCGATGGTTTCAGGTCGTTCTGGATAAATCTATGGAATTCTATAACATCAACATGCGGGCCTGTGATAGATACAATCGTCTCATTCTTTACTGAATCGATACCAGGTGCAATTGACACGCTTGTAGAGACTTTCAGCAATATCGGTCAAACGATTGTTGAATTTTTTTCTGGGCTTGGAGAATCAATTGCATCATTTTTTACTGAAACGATACCGCAAGCATTTGACAGTTTCATTGAAATATTAACAGGATTTATTAGCTCAGCAATCGAATTTTTCAATCAGTTGCCATACAACATTGGCTATGCGATTGGTTCGATAATTGGTTTTATCGTTAGCTTAGGAATTAAATTCGTTGAATTTGTAACGGTTGATGTTCCAAATTTCGTAACAGGTTTTATTTCTTGGATTGCTCAATTACCTGGCCAAATATGGACATACATAACTGATATCATAGGAAAAGTAGCTGAGTTTGCTTTGAATTTGATTTCCAAAGGATATGAAGCAGGGTCAAACTTTGTATCAAGCATCATCAGCTTTGTTACGGGATTACCTGGGCAAATTTGGAGCGTATTGTCAAATGCTATTGGAAAGGTTGCTGAGTTCGTTGTCAAGATGGGTTCAAAAGGTATTGAAGCAGCCAAATCACTATGGAATGGTATTGTTGATACTCTTGTTGGATTGCCTGGTAAAATGGCAGATATTGGTAAAAATATCGTGGAAGGTATCTGGAACGGTATCAAGAATGCAAAAGACTGGTTGCTTAGCAAGATTGGCGATTTTGCAAATGGTGTTGTAGATGGTATCAAAGGATTCTTTGGCATTCATTCACCTTCAAAAGTCATGAGAGATGCCATTGGTAAATTCTTACCACCAGGTATTGCGGTAGGTTTTGAAGTGGCCATGCCAAAAGCTCAAAAATCTATGAACAAAGAACTTGAAAAAATGACAAGTGATTTGAATGGTATCATAAACTTCAATTTGGATGATATCGAACTGAAAACAAATCTTGATATCGCAAGACAAACAGCATTTGAAAGCAATGTCACAAATGAATTAAAAATTGATTATGATAAGATGGGAAATTCAACTGCTAAAGCAATTAAAAACAGTGGAATGTCTTTCAAAGTAGACAAGCGTGAATTTGCCAGAATTATTTAGAAAGGAGCATTTATGAAAGTATATTATGTCAATTCAAACAATGAGCAAATAGATTTGTTAAGTGCTCCTTATCATATTGAAGAAACTGACTTTTTTAACTTTGAGTGGTCATATGAAACTGAAAATAGAAGGGTCACACGCTTTTATCGTGATGTCGAAACGAAAAAAGTTAGTGTAGATATCTTTAGCCAAAATCAAAAAGACTTCTACAGTGCTCTAAATAGACTTGTTGAGATATTTGATGTAGATAACGTAAGCAATGTCAAAGGAAAACTCTTCTATAATGACTACTATATAGAGTGCAATATCTTTAAAAACCAAAAAGACATGAAGTCATATATCCTTCCATACGCAAAGGTAGATTTAACTCTGGTAACTGATTCAACCAAATGGATCAAGGAAGATACCTATCATTTTTACAGCACAGGTGAAGGCAGAAAAACAGGAACAAAGAAGTATTCCTATAAATACCCTTACGTGTATGGTGCAAGTGAAGGACAGATGACGGTTAGAAATATTGGAGTCGTTGAAAATGATGTTCTGTTAAGAATCTACGGTCCGGCACAAGACCCAGCCATTAAAATAGGAGACAATCTTTATCAAATCAATACGACGCTTGAAGCAAATGAAAGGCTTGAAATCGACACCATGAAAAAGAAAGCTGTAAAAATTACGGCACATGGTGATGAAATAAACGTTTTCAATGACAGGAACAAAGACAACAGATTGTATGTTCCCATCCCACCTGGTACAAATATTGTCGTTTGGAACAACTCTTTTTCATTTGATATCGTTGTCTACGATGCAAGAAGTGAACCGAAATGGGAGAGCGATGAATGATGATGGAGTTCATCTACACGGATCCTAACGGAATTGAACAGGGACCATTGTTAAACTGCAGCCTGGACTTGGAAATTGGAACATATGACAAAGCCAAAAACGACTTTGAAATAACTGTTTCAACGGACAGCTGGGACCGCAAGCTAACATATGACAGCAGGTTCTATTGTGTCGGTACCGAATTTGGTGGGATAGTAAAAAGTATTGAAATAGATACTGAGGCTGAAGAAGTGAAAATAGGTGGTATATGCCCAAGAAAATTGCTAGCAAACGATATCATTCAGCCTAGAAAAAGAACTGATGAATACTATGAATTCAAAGGTGAAGCAAACGAATGCATTCGAGAATATATCAATTCATCAACTGATTTTTTCAATTATATTGAGAATAAATCTAAATCAGTAAGTTTAAAAAAGAAACTGGCTGATTTTTTTGTTGTTTCGCAAGAAGATAGTGAAATAACCATTAATTATCAGGCGCGTTATTACAACACACTACAGGCATTTGAAACAATGCTAGATGATGCAAATGCCAAACTTAAACTTATTTGGAATAAAAACGGGCAGATTGAACTTTCAGTCGAACCGATTATCAATTATTCCGAAAAACTCCAATTCGACAATGATTACAATCTGCAGATTATCGCTAAAAAAGATATCAATCAATGTAATCATTGCATTGGATTAGGCAAAGGCGATTTGCAAGAAAGGCAGGTTGTTCATGTCTTTAAAATCAATGATCAATACTTAGAACTGAGTGAAATTGATGATGACTCTATGATTCCAAGTGAACTGAATACAATGACATATGACTATTCAAATGTTGAAAGCATTCAAGAATTGATAGATGGAACCAAAACAAAATTAAAAGAAGCACAGACTGATAACTCGTTAGAAATCACATTTGATAATTTATCTCCTGAAATTGGTGATATCGTAGGCGCAAAAGAATACATAACAGGTATTTCTATGCAAAAGCCTATTGTTCAAAAGATAGTCAAATGTACGTTTGAAAAAGACTATACAGACTGTGACATTGATTACAAGGTAGGTGATTAGATGGCAAGTTCAAGTGATGCAGTTGAGGCAATTACATTGACAGGAAAAGAAGTATCTGCAAGTATCGATGCATATTTGTTTGATGCTCTATATTCAGTTGATGGTATTTTTACAAAAGGCAATCAAATGGAAGCTTCTATTGTCAGCAATAATAAAATAAGGATTGCTGATGGATTGCTTATCAACCAAGGACATTTTCTTAGAATTAAACCAGGAATGTATTGCGATGTACCAATTGAAAATGGTACTCAAAACATGAAACGTTGCGATTGTATCGTTGCTCAATTTAAAATTGACGAGAGCGGAGAATCACACGATATTGTTGTCATCCAAGGTACACCTGGAGAGCAAGAAACAGTTCCGTCATTAACAAAAGATGATCTTGAAAACGGTGGTGCTTTACGTCAAATTGAATTGTTCAGAGTTCATTTGAATGGAATCAATATTTCAGGTGTCGATAGAATTGCTAGGACAGTCAATTCATTTAGTGATGCAATCTTTTACAAGGGTTAACATATGAGAATTATTGAAATCTATCTGAATGAAAATCAATCACATTCATGTACTAGAAATATCTTCTATGCTGGAAGAAAGTATGATAGCAACAATACAGCTGTCAAATTCACCAACAAAAATCTATTCATTGATGGCTGGAACTTCTACTTGAAAGTAGATATGGACGATGAAGTAACTGAAATACCATTACTTCAAAATCTGTTTATCATTGGAGAAAATCTTACTCAAATAGCAGGGGTATTAACCTGTACATTGATTGGCAGAAACAGTGATAATAATTCTACTAAGACATTTGAACCATTTAGATTGAAAATCGAAGATGTCGAATATGATCAGGATGATAAGGAACAACAACCAATGGATCCAAACATGAAGTTGCTGTATGAACAATTAATTAATTTAAAACAAGAATTACAACAAAAAGAACTTGCGACTCTTCCTGCAGGTGGTAATAAAGACCAAGTATTGCAAAAAGCAAGCAATATCGATTATGACTTTGCATGGAAAGATATGCAGGGAACAGCCACAGAAATGTCTGATGATGAATTAGACAATATGTGGAAAGAAGTATTTGAATAAAAAAATAAATAGAAGGAGAGATATATTATGAGTTTTGTAACTGATTCAATTTTAAAAACAGCCCTAGGAAAAATTAAAGCTTGGGGAGAAGGGAAATTTGTAGCAAAAGAAACTGGTAAAGGTCTATCTACAAATGACTATACAAATGCTGATAAAACAAAATTAAACGGTGTTGCTACTGGTGCTCAAGCAAACAAAATTGAAAGCGTAAAAGTAAATGGTACAGCTTTAACTCCTGATTCATCGAAAGCTGTAAATGTAGATTTATCTGCTTATGCAAAATCAGCTGATGTAACAAAAGAAATTGCTTCAGCAGTTTCAGGGGTAACTCAAATCGATTACTCGGTCGTTGAAACATTACCTTCAACAGGTAAAAAAGGTATTATCTATTTAGTTGCTAATAGTGATTCTGGTAATAATATCTATGATGAATACATCTATATCAATTCTAAATTTGAAAAATTAGGTTCGAGAGAAATGGATCTAAGCTCTTATGCTAAAAAGACAGATATCCCAACAAAAGTATCATCATTAACAAATGATTCAGGATATCAAACTGCAGCACAAGTAACTTCAGCTATCAACGCTAAATTAGTAGCAATGACTGATACTGAATTAAATACAATGTGGACTGAAGTATTTGGAGCATAATCAATTAGGAGGAGGTCTTATATATGAAAGATTTCTTTAAAAGAGTTTTGTTTTCAAACGTAAGTGAACATGCATCTTCAACAACTGTTTCAGCTAATAGCACTAAGTTTCTAACAAGTGATATTTTAAAAACTTTTATGACAAAGTTAAAAGATACGTTTGTTTTGAAGTCACAATTAACATCATTGCAAAAGCAAGTTGGACAGCTTGAAAAGACAGTCAGTGAATTAGAAACTGATTTAAAAGATGCAGTATATTACAAAGAGTAGATTGATTTCTGCTCTAATTTCTTTGGAAGGAGAAAAATATGAAAGATTTTGAAACACGTGAGTGCGTTGTACACACACACACACACACACAACTTACCAAAAATAGGAAAGGTACAACGAAGTGCCTTTTCTCATTCTTTAAAAAGATTGGTGGTGAAAAGCATTTAGGTTAGTTTTAGCCTAGATGTCAACATGCCAAAACTTATTGATAAAAATGGAAATGAATTGCTTAATCTACAAATGTCTACAGATGAACATTGGACGGGAAAATATTGGATTGATGGTAAAAAAATCTATGAAAAAATAATTACATGGACTGGACTTAGGGTTGGTGTAAGCACCATAGATCACTCAATCAGTAATTTGGGTGAATTCATTGATTATGAAGTCACATGTTCTAATGGAGAAGATTTCTATAGATTTCCTGTTACTTATTATTCTGGTGGTAATACAGGAACATTCTACTGTACGTATTTCATTTTGAATATAAATAATATTCGTTTTGCTAATAACTATAGTTGGGCAAATTATAAATTTAAAGCAATTATTCGTTACACAAAAAAATAAAGGCACTAGTATCTTTTCTTATTTGATTTTTATTAAAAGAATTAAAGAAAGAGAGGAGCATACAAATGTCAAAAATTAAAAAATTCGTGGGGGGGGGTACTGTTTACTAGCAATAGTAAAAACAGTATCCTTTTACCTATCACCTTTGAACAAGGAGGTGCAGTTGAATAGCTGTGCTTCTTTAAAAAGAGGTGTTATTTATGGCTAAATTTGTTAATTCCAACGGAGATGAAATCAATGCTGATGCTGTTCTTTGGAGTGGTAGTCATTTCGGCTATGGTCACGATTTAACATTAAATGATGATGCTTTGAAATTTAAAGAGTTAATCATAATTAGTGATAATAGCGCAGTTATTGCACCAATTATTGATGGAGAGATCATATATTCTGGTGTTGTTAACAACTGGACTGTTACTAATATGTCTTTTAAATATAATCAGGCATCAAAACTGTTACACATTGATAATTGTAGATGGACAAATTCATCTAACAATCAAGGTACAACTGTTACTAAAGTCATTGGAAGATATTAGTCATAAATAAAAGCTGTTCCATGATATGGGAAAATTTGTTAAAAATGATGGGACTAAAATTCCAATTGGTACTGTCCTTTTTGATGGTGCAACTCAAAGTGATTTTACATTAACTGATGATATATCTAATTATGACTATTTAGAAATCTTTTATAGAAGTCATAACTGGATAAATCCTAAAAGTACTAGAATGTCATTAAAAGCAGGTGCAAGAGTACATTTATCAGATGTACATGCAGATGAAAATACTATTACAATATATGAGATGACTCTTGTTTTCAGTGGCAAAAACGTTACATTAAGTGGATGTACTAAAGTCGCTGGTGGTGCGTATATAACTGCGGTTGAAGGAACAATATACCAAGTAATAGGATACTGATTGCTAGCAAATAGGAACTTATGTCTCAATTTGTTAATGCAAATGGAAATACATTATTAAATCTTAAGTTTTCTTTAGAAGAACAGGAAACAGGGATGCAATGGATTGATGGTAAAAAAATATATTGCAAAGTAATGCTTGTAAGTGGATTTGATAGTATGGATAAATATGTACAACATAATATATCAGATTTATACAGAGTATTGAGTTGTGATTTATTTATGAAAACGAGTGATGGAACAAGCCACATGATACCGCGGACACATAAAGATCAAGATCATGATGGTATTTCTATTCAGGTAACTAAAAAAAATTTAATATTGCAAGTTGGACAATCAAATGGTTTTGCTGATGCTACAGGATATGCAATATTGAAATATACAAAAAGCAAATAATTAAAGGACGAAAGCCCTTTTTTTAATGCCCTAGACACGGCTTAAAACTATCTGGAAAGGGTGATTAAATTGAAAGTTAAAAAATATGATTTTAATCAGTGGGTAAAAGCCGCAGGGGTTAGAGCGGTCAAAACGGTAGCTCAAACCGCTGTAGCATTAATTGGAACATCCACTGTCATGAATGAAGTCAATTGGGCGATGATCGTTAGTGCAAGTTGTCTATCTGGTGTTGTTTCCATTCTAACAAGCGTTGCAGGACTTCCAGAGTTGGAAGAAATTGTA